AGCCGGGAAGATCAAAATCTTCGTTTTTTACTTCGTCAATTGCTTTTTCGAGCAGATATTCCTGCGTTCCGTATATCATGGCAAATAAAAATGTTGTTATACCGAGCCACCACCAGAAGACTGTGGATATGTCAGCATCTCCGAAAACTCCGCAGGCTCCCAAAATCATGGCCACAAAGCACGAGAAACCGTACCAACCTTTGGCGAAGCCTTCTGTCACGAAGCGTTGCTTCTTCAATTTTTCAATTTTCTGCTCTTGTGTTTTCATAACCCTGTGCCTTTCCTTAAAGATAATACTCCAAGTTTGACTTTATTATCCCTCAAAAGTTCTAAAAAGTCAAGCATAAAGTCAAATTTGCCTCATTTTTTTGACTTTATCCGGCAAAGCGTCCGACAATACGACGCTTTTTCTTCTTCTGCAGGATCTTTGGCTTCGGGATTTCCTCGATATTAACATCCGGATTTTTCTCCACCATCTCGCGGACTTTCTCCGCGTATTCCTGTCTTGCCAGCATTTTTTCCCAGCGACGGCGCAAATCAAGCCCTTGTAGCTTCATGCACTCCAATGCGGCGAGCGAATATCCGAAAATATCCAAGGCTTCGTTACGTTTTCGTCCGGGGCGCAAGGCATAATATCTTATTTTCCGCCCCTTAACAAACGATGTTTTTGCTTCTTCAGCAGTTAATTGGACGAAGTGGTTCTCGTCATAATCCATATTGAAGTGACAATATCCGGGGGCTTGCGGATCCTCAATGCGTAATCGGTTATAGATGACGTCTTTGACGGTGTCGGTGCCGACTAGGAAGAAGTCCAGATTTGTCTTTTTGAGCTTTCCGGGGGCTTTCTTGATGATCGGTCGTCCTTCTCCGGCCATACCTTTAACAGCCCAGATCCGGCGGTTCCATCTTTCCTGACAGAATTTTCCGACCATTTGCGTTAAATAACCGCTATCAACACAGCACGCGGATATTTGCATTTCGCCGACAAGCTCATGCTCTATCGGCGTCAGAAGCAGTTCGTCCAATTCTTCCCAGATACGGTCCGCAGCCGGATCGCCGAGAAGAACTTTTTTGCCAAGTCCGTAGCTTTGGTGATTTGACGTCCAGCCGATGCGCTCAACCTCGATACGATTATCTTGGACGTCTACGCCAGCGGTGATAACTGCGACTTCAGGCGGGGCTTTCGTGTAGGTTTCACGCCTTGCCACCAGCTTGTCTTCTTCTACGCGCTCGCCTTTGTCTTCCCAGACTTCGCCAAGTGAGGTGTTGATAAATGTCTTTAACGCTTCAGGATCCTCTTTGGCATCAAGGAAATTATGCACGATTTCCTCTAATTTTACCCATGGCGAATAACCTTCCCACAGGGCAAACCCCGCGTGTCCGTGGAATGGTTTTGTTGCTCTCCATTCTCCTTGACTTATCGCGTGCCACCGCTCCACGTCATTCCACAGGCACCCACAATGTGGGCAGGCGTACATTGCTGTTTTTGCGCTTTCCTCGTTTGTTTCCAGTTTTTCCCATTTGACGTTTTTCCACTCTATCCGCTGGTATTCTCCGCAATGCGGGCACGGCACATAAAAGTAACGCTGATCGGACCGGCGGAACGATGCGTCTATTTTGCTTATGCCTTTAACCGTCGGTGTGGAGCATTTTATAACTTTTCTATTCCAGAATGTCGTGGTACGTTTGACAGCCAATTTTACCGGATCGCCTTCCTGACCGGCTGAGAGCGGATATCTGTCTATTTCATCCAGTAATACGATTCTGATTGGACGGCTGGCCAAACTTGCGGCCGAGTTCGCTCCGGCCATGGTGATATGCCCGCCGGGGAACGATTTATGCAATACCGTATTTCCGCTGTCTTTACTGTCCGACACCTTATTCTGCAGGCATGGTGTATCCCGGAGCATTGGCGACAGACGGTCGGTTGACCAGCTTTTGGCTACTTCTACCGTCGGCTGAAGAAGCAATATTGGACATGGATCCTTGTCTATGTAATATCCGACGGCATTATTCAGCATTTCCGTCTTGCCGACTTGGGAGCTGGCGACGATTGTTATTTCCTCGCAGTCAATATCCGAGATAGCATCCATTAACCCGCGCTGATATTCTGCCCGGCTTGTATTCCATTGCCCGGGCTCGGCTGAGCTCTCCGATGATAGAACGCGGTTTGCGTCCGCCCATTCAGAGATTGTCTGACGTGGTGGAAGTTCCAATCCTTTAAGGAAGCCCTCGCAAAAACTGCGCACCCCTTCAAAGATCAGCCATTCGTCCGAGTATTGTTCTGGCGCACCGTTCACACTCATTCCGTATCAGCCTCTTGACCTTGCGGGCGTCATTTTCTGCAGACACTTTCGCCGCCAGTCGTGCCGGTAATCCTGCGAGCTGGTCGCGGAGCAAACGCCCAAGGTTGAACGCCAAGCGTTCTTGCTCTGCCTTATTGATAATGATGCCCTGTTTTTCCTCATACTCAACCTTTTTCAGCTTTCCTTCGTATTCACCTCTTGCGGGGGGGGGTAGCTCACTTGGAAGTTCTGGCACTAAATAATCCGCCGGTCCGAATTCTTCAGCTGTTGATAATTTCGGAGATTGCCATTTGAATTTCCTTGATGACACTTTCCACCTCATCCGTTAAAATTTTGAAGTTTTCCTTCTGATCGGTTACCATTGTAACTTTTGGCGCAAGGCGGTTCGGCAATGCTTTGAGCTTTTCGCGCAATATACGCGACACACCGAATGCGGCCTTTTCAACACCTTCTTTGTTGACAACGGTCCCCATCTTTTGTTCATATTCAATCTTGCGCAAGCGGGCGGCGTAGCTTTCCTTTACGGCACGACTTTTCTGGTACGTGACGCTTGATTGGGAATGCTGTCCGGACTCTTCTTCCGGTGCCGCCTCTTGCCTCAATGCCAAGCCGACTTATTGGGCAGATCTGCCGACGCTTCGTGGCATTGTAGTCGCAGGATCATTCGCCGGATCTGCGGTCGCCTTGATTTTGGAGATAGAGGCCTCAAGCTCTACCATTTCGCGACCGTTCTCACGTGACAGGACAATTCGTCCTTGCTTTATCAGCGAAGAGACGTATTGGTGCGAACGATTTATTCTGCGAGCAAACTCACTCTTGGTTATAACTGTCATATTCTCTGCCCTCTACTTCATCAAATGCCTTGCCATCACTTTCTCGGTAGGCTTTTCCGCCAAAGGTGTCTTGCCACCGCTTGACGTCTACATCGCAGTATTGCGGATCCAATTCCATGAGGCGAGCCTTTCGGCTTAGATTTTCCGCCGCAATAAGCGTTGAGCCCGAACCGCCGAAGAGATCCATGACGATCTCATTCCGGCAAGAGCTGTTTAACATTGCGCGTTGTGCTAGTTCAACCGGCTTTTGTGTCGGATGCATATATGTGTTGGCATTATCGCGCTTAATTGACCATATCTCGCGACCGGCTTTGAGCTCTTTCAGCAACTGCACCAGCGCGTCACGGTCCCATTGTTCAAATTCCCAATCATTGGTTTTCCAAAATGTCTTTTGTGCCCGGTCGCCGAACCATTTGCAATTTTCGCCTTCATGGCAACCGTAAAAGCAGGGCTCATACGCCCAATGATAGTCAGAATGGCCAAGCACCATTCCTTTATCCCAAATGATGACTTGCTTCGGCTTCAGCTCCACTCCCTTGATGGCTGTTTCAAAATGCACGTGGTTGCTGTTCGCGTACCAGATATAAAACGCGCGTCCTTTGCGCAGATAGCGTTTTATGTTCTTAAAGGCTTCAAGCAAAAACAGGAATAATTCGTCTTCGCGGAGTTTATCGTTTTTGATGATTTGCCATTCCCGGCCGTTTGGATTATTGGTGCCTTTATAGCTCACGCCATACGGCGGATCGGTAAAGACCAGATCTGCCAGCGCACCATCCATCAGCTTGTCAACATCTTCAGCGTTTGTGCTATCTCCGCACATAACGCGGTGATTTCCGCAAATCCAAACATCGCCCCGGCGCGACTTTACCATATCCGGCACAGGCGGCGCATTGTCCAATTTCTCAACGTTGACCTCTTTTGGTTCGTCATCCAAGGAAGTGAGTTCTTCGTCTAATTCGTCGCTTGTCCATCCGGTAGCTTCCAGATCCGCACCGAGTTCGGACAAACGATCCATTTGTGCTTGCAGGTTTTCCCAATTCCATTCTGCCATTTCAGCGGATTTGTTATCAAAAATTTGATACTGGATCCTCTCGGCTTCAGATAAATTGTGCAGGACAATGACCGGAACTTTTTTAAGTCCGAGCTTCAGAGCTGCGAGCCGTCGTCCGTGTCCGGCCACGATCATTTTGTCGTCGTCTATCAAAATCGGGTTAGTCCATCTTTTGGACATTGATTGCGCAATAAGTTCGATTTGTTTTTCCGGATGATTTTTTGTATTGAGCGGATCCGGCACTAATTCCGACAAATCCATAAGTTCAAGCTTCATGGCGGATAATTTTTCCGCGATTTCTTTTTCATTTATCTCAGTCATTTTCGCAACTCGTTTTTTAGGTTTGAAACATAGCGAAAGGCCGCGCCTCGCGCTGACCCCCGGCGTTTAGCCGTCAGGAAGAACCTATCGTTCATAAAATGTCCGTCTTTTCTTACCATTTTGCTGTCCTTAGTGCTGCTTCCATCTCGCGGTTAAAGAATATATCCATGTATCTAGGGGCTCTTTGCTCGGCTATCTTTTTGAAATTGAAAACCGGGCGAATGGTTTGGCTCCGTCTGCTCATAAACAACGGCGTCAACTCTCGGCTCTTACCCTTCCTTTGCATCATGAGGTAGTGCCCCTTTGATTTTATGACAAATACTCCCTTCTGTGTGCGGGCTTTTCCTGGGGTGAAGTTCTTTCTACGTTTTTGTAGTGGAACCCAGAGATATTTTTTCTTGTTCGGTAGACGTTCAGAGGTTGTGCTATCAATTTGTTCAGATATACCCCAGTGTTGGTTTAAGAGTGTGGCTTGCATTCTATCCAGTCCGTGGTGTTTGTCGGCTGGAAGTGTAACAAAAGAGCTCGCCTTAACTGTGGCCGGTGAGGCTCCGAGGCGTGCTGTCTTATGAGTGCGGGAGAACGGTGTCGTGGTATAGAATTGATGTGCTGCCATTTGTGATAAATCTTGGCCTATTTTTGCGCTGGTATCTGTGAGAGCTTTTGCACAAGCGAATGGTAGCTGTCTTTGTGCTATATCGTCGAGATAGTATTTTAAATCTTTTAATTCTATTTCCATTTTTTTTCTGCCCTTTTCTTTATCATAGGCAAATTTTACTTAAAAAGTCAAAAAATATTTTCTTTTTTGTTTTTTATTTTACCGATTTTACCGTTTTAAATGGTTTTTGTGGTTATTCCCTTATAATTACAAAAAATTAGTATAGAAAAAAGTATAAAAATTGGTTTAATTGGTTAAATCAGTAAATAAAACGAAAAATCAAAGACTTATTTTGTTTTTATGAGGTTTTGAAATCCCTATTTTCAAAAATTAAAGTCAAAAAATCGGTCAAATCGGTTAAATTGGTAAAGTGAAAAAATGCAAAATTCGACTCTTAACAGCAAAAATGACTTGACTTTTGACCATTTTAGAGTGACATTTTACACATAAACGGTGAGGATTGGCTCCGCCGACTACTAAAAAAAGGTTACAGTTATGAAAAAAGTTAAATGTTATATGATCCGCAAGCCCTCTGATATTCAAGAAGTCATCGATATGAATAAAAAATATCCAGAGCGCGCACGCGAAATTTCGATTTGCGAAATAATCCTTGTTAATAAAAAGACTTTTAATGCGCTTTGTTCGGATCCGCTCGCGGATTACGAATTCCTTTCAGGTAAAGGCGGAGCGGATAAAGATGGCAATTTAATGGCCGTTGAAGTTGTCTGCACAGAGTTCGCCGGGGTTATGAAGCATTTGATTATAAATCCGGAAGGCTCATCATATTGTCGTTATATGGGTATTGCTTAAAATAAACCCCGGATGATTTCCAGGGCTTTGTTTATAATAATTGTCCTTGTTTTTGAACTTGCTTCAGCGTTTCAAGCACAGCTTCCATTGCGGCAATCTCTTTATCTGCTTTTTCCTGGCTCATACGCTTCGAAGCCACCCAATTTGGATAAACTCTCCGGCGCATACCTATTTCGCGCTCTACGGCTTTTATTTGATCTTCAATCGTTATCATTGATTTTCTCCTTAAAAGAACGGCGTTTCCGGAAGCTTTTTGATTTGTTGTGAATATGCTTCACGGAGCCTATAGTTTGCATAAAATTCGCGGTTAAATTTGGCAATTTCCTTCTTTATTTGTTCTCTGAAGGCGGTATCTGTCCGGCGAAGTGCTGAGATGATCAACTCCCAGGTTGGATTTTCTCTCGGAAGATGCGGTGCCGATATTGCCGTTGTTACCCTGCGAAATATGTCAGCTTCTTCGCTGAGATCAAATTCAAGCAGTCCAGCCCATACAGGTACTTCATCTGGCTTTATCATTCCTTTCGGGGCGCAATACCAGAAATAATCCGAAAACATCCGGGCACCGCGCTGTTTTTCCTCATTCTCGACGTCTTTCTTAAAATCTGCCCGACTGGCTTTGATTTCGTATGACGTGCTTTCGTTACCCTTCACATATGAGATGGTAAATAAATCTATTTGCCGTTGACAGCATCCGCCGTTCCAACTGGTCCCGAAGCGAAATTCAGGAACAGCGATGACGGATCCTTGTCTAGACACCCAGTCGTTGAGAATTTCAAAGATTTTCGCTGTCTTCTCTTTGTCTGTCATTGATTTTCTCCTTCAGCTCTTTAATGTGTTTTTTGGTGTCGTTGATTAAACCATGAAGATGTATTCGGTAGTTCAGCGAGCTTCCGTATTTGAAGCGGTGCTTTATTTGATAGTATTCGTCTAGAAGCTCATCTAAGTGTTTGGTGGCTTCGGCCAGTTCTTCTTCAGGTGTCTTTTTATTTGGTAATGTTTCCATCTTTTAATCCCTTTCTTGCTAAAACTACGGAACAAGTGGCGCATCCTTGGTCAAATCCGGCACCGTTGTTCAGAGGACATTCCTCGTCATATTGACAAGACGGTCCGTGCATGATTATAAGGTGGAGCGCGTGCTGATACGCCCCGGCTTGACGTTCAAGCTGAAGCTCACGAGCTGTTTTATATCCGGCTTGGCCACAGTCTATGTGATTAGTGCCGCATTCCTTGCATTGATAATTGCTCATTGTTTTAACCTTTCTTTCAGTTTTAAGAGTGCTTCTTCGAGAGATGTTTCTCCAAGTCCGCAGGCTTCGCCGATATAACGCAGGCTGTCGCCACACGGACGCGATCCGCATAAATAAAATGCGTGATATCTGTCAACTGCGCGATTCAGTGTGTAGGTGCGGTTTACTTTCAGTTGAAGCGTGTAATTGAGCACTTCTTTTCTTTCTGATCCGCAACAATGACATCTTTCGTTTACTTCCTTCACGATTTGGATCGGAAGGCTGTTTATGATGCTTTCTATACTCATATTTTTTCCCTTCCCAGCAATCTAATTAAAACTGCCATTCCCTCGAATGACATATTCCTGGCCACAATGGCACCATTGTGCAGATATTTAACGGTGCCGTCGCCATGGAAGGCTAATCCGCGCCAGCTTCTCTGCCGGATGCTTCCGCCGATTGTTTTGGCATATCCGTATGGCTTGGCAAATTCTTGCAAATCTGTGTAGTCTTTGACTTCGTCTGGTCTTAATGGCATCTTATTTATCTCCTGTGCTTCCGAAGCCATTTTCGCCTCGTTCGGTTGGTGTTAATGTTTCGACAATCTGCATTTTCGGCTTCCAGATCGGAACGATGACCAATTGTGCG